CCGATATATTATGTGATGACCTTGAAGAGAATGCCAATTTAATTACTCCGCTTGTAAGCGTAATCACTAATAAACCCAAATATGATAAAGAAGAAAAGAAAAGAATAGCAAAGAAGAAAAAATGCCTTTATCCACCCACAACGACACCTTCAAAGTCCAAAAGTGATTTTCAAAATCTTGGACATGGTAGGCCCACGGAAGAGAAGGGCCACGGTGATAAAAAAGTACCATTTAAGCCTTCCAAGTTGGGTGTTGTTGCTGCTGGGATCAATACCATGTATAGCCAGGATAAGGGTCAAATTGACGCCCTTAAAGAACAGGTTAAGATGTTAAGTGAGAAGGAACCTGAATTGCCCAAAATTATTGATTTTACCTCACGATTGACCGGTAAACCATTATCTGTTCTTACAAACATGGATTTAGTTTGGGATGAACCTTTTGTGCCACCAAAAGGCTTTAATACTTTTTCAATTGGAGGAATTTTCGACCACGAGTATGTATTGCGTTATACTCTTAAATTTGCTGGTTGTTTACCCCAAGGAGAAAATAAGGATATGCGGAGCGACAACCTTAAAGGTTCTGATATGTCGCACCCTAATTCGGAATTAATGTGTGTTACTTATACTGAACGATTATATAGAATACCATATTTTTTAGATTTGTGGAAGGCATTATCATCAACTTGGCAAGAGTATGATTTAATGGGTGAATTGCAAAATATAACTTGGACCTATAGTTATGAAATGCTGACGCAAATTTATCTTCCGAAAAATACGAATGTTTCACTTGATCGTGAAACAATCCGAATGCGATTGCAGAATTCCGTAAATACTTTAGCAACAGTTAACACTAATCGTGATTTAGAATTAAATTTGGATATTAGCCAAAATACTGTTTTTGTTGCAGATGCTTATAATCGCTACATTCGAGCTCAGAATGTTAATTCGGATTTTCGTGTGGCTCCTTCAAGAGGCGCACAGTCTTGTGTGGATATTGGACAAATCAAGTCCTGTTGCCCGCGTACCCTCCACCTAAACCGGATGTCCAATTCATTTGGACTGGTGGAGAAGTGTGCCAAGGTAACAACGTCGTTAAGGTGTCGGCTGGATGCCATGTTGAAGGAAGAGTCAACCCCCAGCCAGACCCTTATCACGCCCCAAGTCTGCTTGAAGGAGTCCTTAAACGAGTCGCCTACGCACCCCCTAAACCAAGCCCTAAACTATTGCCGCGTTTTCGTAAATTCGTGTATAAATGGGTGCGGAAAAATTTACAACCTTGCACTGCAGATAGCGACACCTCTATTGAAACTTGGCTTGAAAACTCTGCCTATCCCGATTATCGAAGGAAAGAATTACTTCGTGTCAGCCAGGAATTTCAATTCGATGGAACTGCACGCACTGACAATTGCCTGCGGTCTGTTAAGTCTTTTTGCAAGCGTGAATCCTATTGTGACTATAAGTATCCTCGTATCATTAATAGTAGGAGCGATATTTTTAAGACTATTGTTGGACCTTACTTCAAGCTGATTGAAACTGCTGTTTATCAATTAGAGTGGTTCATTAAACATGTTCCAGTATCTGATCGTGCTCAACATTTGTATGATAATTTGTACATGGAAGGTGCGAAATATTTTACAGCTGATCATTCTCAGTTTGAAGCTGCATTCACACGGGAAATTATGGAAAATTGTGAATTCATATTGTATGAATACATGTGGTCCCAATTACAATATGGAGGTATGATCATGCATTTCGTCAGGACTGTTATTGGTGGGCTGAATGTTTGTAAGTTAAAATCATTTTTATATAAAATCTTTGCTAGTAGAATGAGTGGTGAAATGAATACTTCACTAGGCAATGGTTTTACTAATTTGATGGTTTTACTTTTCCTCTTTAAAATTAATAAATGTAAATTGTTAAAAGGTAGGGTTGAAGGTGATGATTCAATTTTTCGTTACTTTGGTTCAGAACCCACACCTGAACAATTTGCAGATTTAGG